TTATTTGTTGCGGACATCAATATGTATGCAAGAGGTACATTGAATGCAAGCAAGAACCGAATAAAATATAGTTTAGAGCCAAGACGCATTGACGCAAGAGCCAGTAGATACGAGAAATCGTGTTTGCTGGCATTTTTATTTTGCTAACATCTTATTTTTGATAAATACTACCCCCCTAATAGGGTGCATCCATCAGTAATGGTGCTGTAAAGGCGGTTCGATTCCGCATGGGTGCATTTGGGGAGAAATCCCCAAATTTCCCTATCAAGCGTCTGCCCCTTGTGGGTGGGCGCACTCCCCGGAATTTAGCTCAGTCGGTTAGAGCGGCGGCCTTATAAGCCGTGTGTCGGTGGTTCGAGTCCACCAATTCCGATTATGCCTGCAACACTTGTGAAATCCCGAAGAAGTGCGCATACAGAGGGAAAGTAGCAACGGCTGTGTTGGCTATGGGAGATTGAGCTTTGCAAACTGTATGAGACCCATGGACGGCAAGGTTCGACTCCTTGCTTGGGCGCTACCCCGGCAAAGGTTTATTTGCCTAAATCCATACAGCGGACACGCTGTTAAAAACCATGTTAGGAGGATATGACACATGAAAAACATTGAACAGATTTTGAAAGAAGCAGGAATTGAGGTTACAGACGAGCAGAAAGCGGCGGTCAATGCTGCGGTGACGGAGAACTACAAGACCATTGCTGAGTTTGACAAGCAGACTAAAAAGCTGACAGCAGCAGAAACAGACCGGGACAATTACAAAGGGCAGCTTGACACGGCAAATGAAACCTTGGAGAAGTTTAAGGACATTGACCCAGAGAAGCAGGCGGAGGAAATCCAGAAGTATAAACAAGCAGCGAAAGAAGCGCAGGACATGGCTACGAAGCAGATTTTGGAACGCGACCAGCGGGATTATCTGAAAGGCGAGTTTGATAATCTGGGTATCAAATCAGGACGTGTCAGGGATTCGCTCATGCGTGAAATCATGGGTGAGGACGGCTTGAAGTGGAAGGACGGCGCATTTATGGGGCTGTCGGACTATCTCTCAAAAGAGAATGAAAAAGACCACTTCTACCAGACCGAAGCGGAAAAGGCCGAAGCCGAAGCAAAAGAGAAAGCTGCTGGCAGTGCGCCGAAATTTACGGACAAGTCCGAGCCGAAGCAGACCGAAGTAAAAGACACAAGTCCGGCTCCTGTGATTTTCTAAATCAAACAGAAAAGAAAGGACAAACAAAATGGCTATTGATTCATTAAATCTTACAAAACTTTCCGACTTGGCAGGAACCGAAGACGGAAAACTGAAACTTGCAGAGGAATATAAAGGCATTATTGAGAATGTCGGCAGACGGACGATTTCAAGCCTTTTCAAAAATCAGAGATTATCCGGCGACCCGCAGGCAGGAACGCTTGTAGCAAAAAGATTTGCTTCTGCGAAGTCCGAGGAATACGGCACGGCAAGGGCGGCAAGAAAAGGAAAACCCGGCAGGGGATTTGAAGTTGCCGTTGATATCGACATTGACAAGGAAATCATGGAGGAATACGAGGAAAAAGATATCCGCCTTGGTGGAATCCCCGGCTTGCTATCTGAAAGGCGCACAGCTATCACCCGTGCTATGGTTCGAGAGCTGGACGAGAACTTCTTTCTTGTGGCTGTCGGCAAGCGCAAAGAGAGTGACGGCACTGTTGGGACGGTGTCCGGCGGTACAGAGGTCACAGTGTCCGGCGATACCATTAAAGACCGGGTAACAGCGGTAGTAATGAAGCTGCATACTGCAAAGAATGAGTTTGTGGACGGTATCGAGAAAGAAGATATTCATGTGGTTCTGTCCCCGGAAGCCTATGAGGAAATGCGGGACTACATCGACACAAAGGGAAACGCAAATGTCAAGACGGACGTTGCAGAGTTTGGCCGGTATCACGGTGCATGGATTTATTCCAATGTCCACCAGCCGGAAGGCGTTGAAATTATTGCTATGTGTACTGGAGCGATTGCAGAGCCGGTTATGGCAGACGAATATCAGGCAAAGCAGATTGAACTTTCCAATGCTTATGCAATCGGTATGTTCTTCCATTACGGCTGCAAAGTTGTTATGCCGGACCTGATTTTCTTTAGCAAGAAACCGGGAGCGTCCAGCGCAAGCGAAACCGGAGAGGAATCCGGCGGCACGACAAGGGCAAAGAGTACGAAGCTGTCATAAGGAGTAAGCCGGCATGGGATAGGTAAAGTATTTCATGCCGAAAACCAGATTGGAGGAAATAATGGATAATGGAGTACCAGTAATTACAGCAACAGATAAAGAAATTGTGATAAAGCAGATTCCGGGAGTAAGTATTGACACAAACGCTTTGAATGAAGCATTGCAGACACTTCCGGCAAAAACATATATTAGTTTATTTCGTAAAATGTATGTGGATATGTATGGTTATCCACCACTTGCTAATTATGGTGGTTGTTGCGGTTTGCTGGAAGATAATGCAGAGGACAATGCAAAGTATTACGATGAACAGCCCACAAAAGTACAGAAATCCTATTCAGTTGGAGAGTAGCCTATGGGATATGTAACCTATGACTATTACAAAAGCATATACGGCGAGGATTCCATGCCGGAAACTGACTTTAACCGGCTGTCATGGGAGGCTTGCCGCCGGGTGGATAAACTCACGCTGAACAAGCTGAAATTTGCTTATCCAACTGACGAGGATTCCTCGGAAGCTGTCCGGCGGTGCGTCTGCAAGCTGATTGAGATTGCCGGGCAGATTGAAGCGGCAAACAAAAGGGTGTCAGAGGGGCAGGGATATACCATGGATGAATCCGGCGCGCTTCGCGGGAAAGTGGTATCTTCCGTTTCTTCCGGCTCTGAATCCATATCGTACACGGCAAAGGCAGAGGGCAGCAGCACACTGATTGATGCTGTATTATCGGATAAGGCGGCGCAGGAGCGGCTTTACAGGGACACTGTGAGGGAATACCTTGCATTTGTCCCGGATTCCAACGGTGTGAATCTTCTGTATGCCGGAATCCCCTACCCACGCCGCAATGCACCGATAAGCAGACCGCCGGAGGATAAGCCGGTGGAGAAGCCGGAAGAACCAACAGAGCCGGAGGAAAGCGAGGATAAAGAAGATGGGACTGTTTAAGAAAATGTGTTCTCATGATTATGTGGTAAAGGAACGGTCGAACGCTCTCCAACAGGACGAAATGGGCTATCCGTTGCGCCTGTGCATCTGTCAGTGTTCCAAATGTGGAAAATCGGAGCAACAATGGCTTGATACCAATGAAAGCGCACTGGACGAATTAAAGACCGGGAAATCATTTCTTGTAAAGTGGGATAGGTGACGCTATGGGAATAGGCTATGTTGACAGCGTTGTTGTCTACAACCGCTACATAAACGGGCTGATGGAAACAGAAACGTATTTCGGCACACGGTTTGACAATGTGCGGATTGAACATACGCAGGGAGCAAACCAAAAGGCAAGCGGCATGGAAAACGCCAGCGTATGCGTGGTGAAAATCCCGAATGTCAATCTGCCAAAGCCATACAAAGCCCCAGAAGTTTGGAACGACCTAACGACGGATGAAATGCTGGAAAGCTTCACACTGGACACCGAAGGAAAGAATTTCTTTGTGATTGTGAAAAAATCGGAGTTAGGCATAGACATTGATGTGCCTGTCGGACTGATAGAGCAGGACGAAACCAAGTACCCCGGTGGCTTTTTTGAGTATATCAAGACCAAGTACGGTTATGCGTTTAGCGTTGATACAGTGGACGTTTATACGCTGATACCGAGGTTTGAAATTGGAGGAAGATAAGATTATGGATTTTGGAAAAGCATTAGAAGCAATTAAAAACGGAAAGAAAGCAAAGCGTAAGGGCTGGAACGGCAAAGAACAGTACATCGAACTGGCGCAGAATATCAGCTATCAGAACATGGGAGGGGAGGTTGTCAACTGCAACCATGAAAACATCGGCAATAAGGCGATTGCATTTGTCGGCACATCCGGCGTACAGATGGGTTGGCTTGCTTCACAGGCTGACATGCTGGCTGATGATTGGGAAATTGTGGAGTAGCCTATGCCCGAAGAAATCAAAGAACGCCTGTCAAAAACCGAATATGATAAGGTCGGGGAAATGCTGCTGGAACTGATTGCGGAGTGCCCGTATATCCCGGAGGACGCTAAGATTAAGTACAACGCATTGGAAGTCGGAAAGTGTGTAAGCATATCGACCGCAGGAGGAAATATCAAAAAAAGAAATGTGCTTGGTGGATTTACGGCAGAACTGGTAATACGGATTATGTACCAGAGCTTTCCAAAAACAAACGCACAGATGATTAACGCACAGGCGGTTGTTGATGACATTGCCGGATGGTTGGAAGATATTAAGAATCTTCCTTGTATGACAGGTAACAGAACAATAACAAAAATCACCACAAGCGGCAGTTTTTCAGACGTAATAGAAGTTGAGGGCGATAAGTCAACTGTCTATGCCGCCGATGCGGTGATGGAATATGAAGTAGAGTAGAAAGGAGAAGAGATATGCCTGAAACAAATACACAGACAGGAAAAGTGTTGAGGGGCTGCCGCGCATTTTGGCTAAGCTTTGATGGAAAAGCTTGGACGTGCTTAGGCAAGGATTCAGATGATTTATCAATAGATTTGAATCCTGATACAGAAACATTCAAAAATGTTCAAGGGGAAGTTACCTTTGTAAATAATGGCTATACCCCATCTTTGACAAATGAATATACAGCCAGAAAAGAAGATGCCATTTATTCTCATTTACAATATATTGTAGATAATTTGGCGGTGGATGATGAACACACGGCAGCGACAATGATTGTGGCAACGTTGGATGTTGAAGTCAAAGACACAGGAGAGAAAACAGCAAGTGGAACAGGGTATTCTGTACCAGTTAAAGTAGTTGTGAATAATGATGGAGGATCTACTTCAGGATATGCTATCCCGTTTACAGTCAATGAAGATGGCAGCAGAACGCAAGGAACAGTGACAGTAGAGAATAAGGTTCCGACGTTTACACCAGCAGGAGGCACATCAGAAGCTTTAAACGAAACTGCACAATCAAGCGGCAAGAGCTTGAGCGACTAAAGTATTGATAGGAACCGTTTGGGATTACATACGGTTAATGATATTAAGAAAGCTTAATATAATGGGGCGTATGCTTTTTAGCAGCGCCCTGTTTTGAAAGGATGTTAAGTATGGGAAAATATAATCTAATTTTAGATGGAGCAGAAATTGATGAAATTACTCTTAATAAACATGGGGATAAAATACAAATTTCTGCTGACAATGCGAGCATATTCGAAAGATTTGCGAATGGATATAATAAAATTGGAAAAATGGCAGATGAAATGTCAAATAAACTAGATGAAATAGAAAAAGAATATGCAAGCAAAGAAGATGTTAATATTCCGAAGGCAGTGTCTATGTCAAAGGTAAGAACGGATTTTTGCAAGAGAGCAATCGAAATCATTGATGATATTTTTGGTGAGGGAACGGCTAAAAAGTCTTTTCGTGACGAATATGAAACAATGCCAGACTTTTTGCCAGACGAAGATATGTTTGTCATGTTTTTTGAAAAAATGACCCCAATTATGGAAGATATTTTTAATCGTAAAATGGAGCGACGAGAAAAAGCAAGTAAGACGCTTATGGCCAAGTATCAGCCACAGGACCATAAAAAGCCGCGAAGGAAAGGCGCAAAATGATAGGTGTGCTGCCAGAAACTCTTATAATAGGCGAAGATGAGTTTTCTATTCGTTCTGATTATAGGAATATATTGCAAGTATTTGAGGTTTTTTCTGATCCAGAATTGGACCAAGCAGAGAAATGGATTGTCACTATCTATCTGTTATTTGAATCCTTTTCTAGTATAGATGATGTATTAGATAATATACAGAAAGGATTTGATATAAATGAGGCAATACATCAGATAGAATGGTTTATTTCTGCTGGAGGTCCTGAGAAAGAAATACTTGAGAAGCCGGTATACAGTTGGAAAAAAGATGAACAGATGATATTTTCAGCAGTGAATAAAGTAGCCGGGAAGGAAACAAGAGAGTTGCCATATCTTCATTGGTGGACATTTTTGGGATATTTTAATGAAATAGGAGAAGGGACATTTTCTTTTGTTGTAAATATTAAAAATAAGTTAAATCGAGGAAAAAAACTAGAAAAGGACGAGAGAGAGTTTTTAAACCGTAATAAAGAGCTGATAAAATTAGAAAGACCAAAGAGTAAAGAAGAGATGAAGAAAGAGGAAGAAGTGAAAAAGTTATTGAATGAGGTATTTGGATGACAGATAAGGAGATTGGTCGGATTGTTCGTGAAATTGCAGAAAGAGGTAATACGGCTGAGGTCAAGCAGAATAAAGATGGGATTATTATATTAGAAGTTAGAAAGAAGATTGTGAGGAAAAATAATGTATCGTCAAACCAAAAACTATGAAAACCTCCAGAAGTGCATATTTGACGGCGTGGGAGAATACGGCATACCGCAGATACAACCGACACAGTACAAGGAATGCGAATGGATAGGTTTCAACTACGCCAGAAGCGAAAAGAATAGGGCTGGTAAGGGTGTACATTTCTTCCTTGACGATTACCAGTTTAACGCCGTCTGGCAGTCCCCGGACAAGTACCTTGACATGTTCCGGCAGTTCACGCACGTCATGTCCCCGGACTTCTCTACATACATCGATTTTCCGAAGGCCATACAGATATACAATCATTACCGGAAGCATTGGGTGGGCGCATATCTGCAAGAGAACGGTGTGAACGTGATACCGACAATCTCTTGGAGCACGCCGGACAGCTTTGAGTGGTGCTTTGATGGG